GCCCAGTTCGACTTGCCATTGACGAAGGTGGCCTTCGCAATGTTGGTCTGCTCGATGAAGCGGGTAGATTCGTAGCGACCGATCTCACCGTTCATGATCATCTGGAAGCCTTCCTGCACATAAACCTTCATCGACTCGAGGTCGTTCTTGAAGTTACGCAGGGTCGTCGGGTGAGCGATGGCGAAGTAATCGTCACCTTCATACGGCGGAATGTTGCGTTCCTTCATCAGGTCGACGATGTTCTTGATGTGCGCCTTGCCCAGTGCCACGTTGTTGGTGCCGGTGACGGTACCGTTGGTGTACAGGGTGATGGCGGCCGTGTCGGTACCCGAGGTCGGGATGACACGCAGCGGGGTGGCATTGAACTGATCGTAGGCAGCCTGGTCGAGGGCCTTCTTCGCGTCGTTCTTCAGGACCTTCTGGACGATCTCACGGACCGGGTGCTCGGACAGATCGTCCAGCTTGCCGGTGTAGGGTACGGAGTTGCCGTACTCGGTGATCGTCATGGTGCCCTGGATGATCGTGAAGTTGGACTGCGGAATTGCAGTGCCTTCGGTCAGGACCGTGCCCTGGTTGGCGATGTTCTGGTACACGTTCCAGTGGAAAGTGTCGCCCTTGCTCTTACCTTGGACAGCGGCATCCTTGATGTCAGCGAACTGACGGAATTTGACCAACGGTTGCAACGCCATGCGCAGAACCTTGGACAGGTTCGGCGACCACATGTAGCCGCCGAGGGAATTGGTGAGCCATACTTGACCAGCCATTTTAATTCTCCTTCGATATTATCCGGTTCGTCGGGGCAGGGATTGCCCCAGACGGCGAGCGGCCATCTCCTGGATTACCGACGAGGGGTCAGCCTCTTCAGCAATGACCGAGGGTGGGATGGCCGAACTTGAGGCGGCCCGCACGGGGTCCAGCCTCTCTTTGTTGTCCTGGCGCGTATTCGGCCTTGGCGCGGGTGCGGGGTCAGGCTGGCGTCCAGCTGGCTGACGACCGATCGACTGGTAGATCTCACCGGCTACGGCCAGCAAGGCGGCGCCGCGGGGTTGCCCCGCATCGACGGCCTGCTGCAAGCGCATGGCAGTAAGCATTTCCAGGTTCGGATCGTTGATCAGGTCCGGATAGTCAGACTTCACCTTGGCATAGGCGGTGTCGAACTCAAGCTTTTCGGACACAGCGTCGGCAAGTGCATTGACGTTTAACGGGACCGGTTGCGGGGTAGGCTGGTCACCGCCCCGGGTCTTGGTCAGTAGGTTGGTCAGCGCTTCCGCGGCTGCTTCTTCGTCCCCGCCGTAGATCACGGACAGGGTCGATTTCACTTCATCCTTCAGATCAGCTGGCGGGGCCGGTTGAGCTGCAGGTTGGGTGTTCTGGGCGATTTGCGCCTCGAGCTGGGCAGCACGCTCATTCGCGGCGCGCAACAGCTGGGCGGCTTCCTCCAGGCGGCGATCGGCGGCCTGGTTCTTTTGGTAGGATCGAATCAGTTCGTCCTCAGTGACGGTGCGTTCTTCACCGTCGATCTTCACTTTCTTTACGACCGGTGCCGGGTCAGGGTCCGCCAATTGCTCCTCGATTTGTTGTTCAACCGGCGCAGGCTCGTCGGCGGTCAGCTTGACTCCGGTCTCGGCTTCCATGCGCGCCATGTTGGCTGCTTCGATCTGTTCCATGGCCAGTTCGCGGTTCGATTTGACCGCGGCGATGGATTCGAGGTTGTCTTCGGCTGGTACGTCCGGTTGGATAGCATCAGCGATGGCGGGGTTCGGCATTAGGTCTTACTCCTTGATAAGTGCTGCAGCAGCGGCGTTGTGGCCCGCTTGGATAGCCTCGGCCAACCAATACTGGAAGTCCTCGGCGACATGAATGTTGTGCTGGATTGCCCTGATTTGGCGGGCATCTTCAGGGTCGCAACGCTTCAGATCCTCGACAGCCGCTTCGATCTTCTCTTCGGCCCGCTGGATCAGGTACTTGCCCAGGGCGGTACCGAGAAAAGATTCAACCTCGAAGCTGAGTTCGATGGTCTTCTGGAGTTCGCGAGTGTCGTTGTCGATCGTCATATTGGGCGGGACCTTACTGCTGTCCCTCCACAGTGCACCTTAGAAATTGTCACCACCGCCTTCGATCCCCTGGTTCATGCCTGTGTCTGGTCTGGCAGGAAACTGAGGCGAGGTGTTGCCCGATTCCTGGATGTCGATCGGGCCTGCCTGGGCGGCCGGGATCGCAGCCTCGGAGACCGGGAAGTTGGGATCGACACCTGCCGGACTCGGCACCTGGTAGCCCGCGGCCTGCATGATCTTGTCGGCGATCGGTGCAACCTGGGGCACGCTGGCCAGGACTTCACCGGCTTGCATGGCGCTAAAGATCGAGGTCGTCCCCTTCTCGACGGTCTGAGCCTTGAGGTACTCGATGCGGGCTTCGATCTCACGGACCTGGGCATCAACCAGGGCTTGGGGCTGCTTGGCTTCGAGCTGCTGCTGCAGGGTCTGGATCTGTTGCTGCATCGCTGTGACTTGCGGATCGCCATCCTCGGTCTTGAAGAACCGGCCGCCCTCGGGATGACCGAGCGCCCCGAAGACCTCCTTGATGATCTCCTGCGGATCAACGCCATACTGCTGGAGAACACCATCCGCCAGGGCTTCCTTGACCCCATTCACACCGGTCAGCAGGTTGTTGATCTTCTGGGTCGGGCTGGTCGCGTTCATGCCGACATTGACCGACAGGGTCAGGTCAGCCATCAGCAGCTCGTCGGTGATCTGGTCATAGCCGAATTTCTGGTACAGCTTGGACTTCTCGGCTGCGATCGCCAGGATCACCTCGTTCGTCTCGTAGTGCTGCTCAAGGCGGACATGCTGTTCAAGGGCAGGTACCACCCAGGTCTCGATGAAGACCTTGAGGTCATAGGCCTGGGTCTTGTTCGAGTCACCGGACAGGATTTCCATGCCGCCCACCGTCTCGTTGAGTCGGCGATTGGCCTGGACCGAGCTCTGGCTCATGTTGCCCGTGATCTCGTCAAAGTCCATGTTCAGTCGGTCCTGCTCCTGATAGCTGGAGCTGGTGACGTCCGGCGTGTCGATAACCTTGACGTCCTTCTCGATATCGTTCATCAGCGTGACGGCCGATGGTACGTTGCGGGTCAGCGAGCGCAGATCGACCTGGCGGCCGCGTGCCACAAAGTATCGCTTGTTCATGGCGAACTTGACGTTGTCGATCCGCTGGTTGGCGATCTCGTTGATCTCGCCTTGCGTCTCCCGGGCCAGGCGGACCTTGCCGCTTGGCCAGTTCTTGTGGGTCTCGAGAACAACCTTACCCAGCACGAAGGGACGCTTGCCGTTGCCGCAATGGGCGTACTGCTGGACCAGTGGCACTGGCGAGGACAGCAGGTACTGCTCGCCGAGGGTGTAGAACATGACGTCGGCGCCCAGTTCGTCGTCGGCCATGACGTTCAAATGAACCCAGACGATCGTGAAATCATTGATCGCTGTAATCGTATCGGTCGAGCTGGACCGGTTGTCCTCACGCAACAGGCGTGTCGAGTCGTACTGCTTGGCCGAGCTCTTCAGGTCCCCGTCGCTCAAGGTCTTCCATTTGCCCTCACGCATTTTGGCCTTGACATCCTTGACGTACATCGGGATCAGCCAGACCAGGTAGGGCGAGGTGTTGATCGGGTCCGTCCAGTCCGCGGCCGGATCGAACCGGATGTTTTCCAGGGGGATCAGGGTACAGCGGGGCTCGTCAATGTGGCGTATTGGGTCCCAGACCCACTCATGATGACTGACTACCGCGCCCTGTACCATGGCATCCTGATAGGCACCGAGGCACAGCTGGAACCAGGGGATCGTCTTGGTCAGACGATACTGCAGGAGCTCCTGGTTGATCTCGGCGCTGACCTTCTGGGCGTCGTCTGTCTCTCGTTGCGGCTCGATGGACACCACGTCGGCGGTGCTGAAGAAAGCTTCGGCTGCGGTTGCCTCGTTGGACCGCACCATGGCGCGGGTCTTGGGCCGGAAGAACTTGGCCCGGCTACGGTAGGCATCCGACAGGTACTTCGAGTCAGGTCCATGCCGGCTCTGGAACTGGCGAAGATCTCGCTCGAGCTGGGGGCGAATGTTGGCGTTGAAGTAGTCCGTGCTGCCACGGAAAGCATCGCGGGCCAGCTGCAGGGCCTTGGTATCTTCGATCATTTGGATGTGTCTCCCAGGACGCGGCCGGTGAAGTCGGTCTCCATGGCTGCCAGGTTGTCGTCTTGTGCCCGTCCTCGCATCACCTTGAACCGTTCGAGGATCTCACCGGCCCCGAAGATGGCGCGCCGCTCGAGGTCACTGATCGAGAAGTTCTTGTCAAGCTTCAGCAGATACCCGTATTCAGCAGACAGCATCAGGTTGTGGATCGTTGCCACGCCCTGGTCGCCTCGCACACGGACCGCCCACAAGTGGCCCGGGTACTTCAGGTGGATCGCCTCGGCGATGGCCTTGGACATGGAAAAGTCGAGGGCATCACCCGCGGTTTCCTGGGCATCGACCAGGATGGATTGGCTGTCAGTGGTTAGCATTCAGGTTCGGTCTCGTGCAAGATCAGATCGGTTTTCTGCTGGTCGGACAGCCACAGCCAGGCTTCCCGGCTGTAATACTGGCGCACGCAGATCGGCAGCAGGTCATAGGGGTCTTCGTCACTACTGGCCGCTAGGGATTGAGTCAAAACGTCGACCATTGCTGAACTCATACGCCCAGTCCGTTGTTCGCATCGCCTCGCCGGAGTTGGCCTGGGCGATGGCCACCTCTTCGGAGAACAGGCGCTGCGTGAAGCTGGTGCCGGGTGTCGGCTGGGGGGTGTCTTCGTGGATGTCAGCCATGGCGGGCTGCCTCGGCCTGAAACTTGTGCAGGGCGCCGGTCAGCTCGGTGATCCGTGTATTTACGCGGTTCAGTTCCCTGATCTTGCGGTCACGCTGCCAGTAGGCCTCGTTGAGCTCATCTGAGATGAACGTCACCCGGTCCTGCAGAACCTGGCGGACGGATGCCTCGGGCTGTTCGAACAGGGTGGCTGGCGTCATTCGCCGCCAACCAAACCGGTGCAAAATCGCATCAACTGCCATCGCTAAACACCTCAGGTTCAAGTGCCCGCTCATCAACGATGATCGGTGGCACAGGGTTTATGTCATAGATCCGGCTCACGGCATCAATCAGGTCGTCGTGAGCACAGAACGGGAACGTCAGGAACTCCTCGAGGAAGTTCTTGTTGAGACTGTAAATCCGTCCCTCCTCATCGCGCCTATGCACTGGTGAGTAGATTCGGAAGGTCTGACCGTCCCGTTTCACCTGCTGCTGACGGGTTGTCTCGCCTTGGACAACTGCTGGAAGGAAGAAGCGCCCCGCCCGGAAGGCAGGCTCGAGGCGCTGCACACGGTCCGTCTTGGACCCTGGGCCCTCGCGTGGCCAGGCCAGTTCGTGGATCTCGAAGACCTCGCGGTCACGCTGCATCTCCATCTCGAAGAACTCGAGGTCACTGGTGCTGCCGTACCGCTCGTAGCCGACCTTGACCGACTGCACGCCAGGCATGCGTTGCCAGGTCTTGCGCAGCTCACACAGTCGATCGTAGCGCTCCCGCAGGCCCATCTTGTGGTGGTAGCCGTCGACCAGCCAGAAATTGCTTGCTGCATCCATGGCGATGACGGGCATGGCTGTCTTGTCCGATCCCTTTTTCTTCGAGCTCGCCGGGTCGCACAGAATGTAGATCGTCAGGGTCGCGGGCCGGATGTCCATGAACTTCAGCCACTCTTTCCTGAAGATCGCCGCGTTGCCCGCGGCCGGGTTCTGCAGCATCTGGGCTGCCAGCACGCTGGTGGTCTGCTTTTTCAGCTTGTCTGCCCAGACCTCCTTGCTCAGGAAGACCGGCTGGCCATCACGCAACCCGTTATCAGTAGCAGCATAGACACGCGGGATGACTGCCCCCATGTCCAGCATGGCCTGATAGGTGTCACCGAAATGGTAGCGGGTGCCGATATGCCAGGCCCTGGCCAGGCCGCCGTTCTCTGGTCTGGCGCCCAGGTTGTCCGAGAGGGACCAGGCGTCCGTGGTCTTGTGGATCATCTCCGGGCTGGTCACCGACTCAAGCGTCACGACGTCGTCATAGACTCGCAGCAGGAAGTGGCGGCCGGTAGGCTGGCCATCGACCAGGCCATGGCCCTCGACCGTGCTCTCCTTGGGGTTGGACTTCCGCTTGACCACGATGCCCGCGTCTTCCGACCACCGCGGGCTCTCCTTCTTCGGGTCAGCGTA